AGGATCTTTATCCCAAGCAAAGCCACACACTATTTCATTCTTGCCATCATACTTAGCAGTACGTTGAGCGAAATCTCGGCAAATAACCACATCGTCCTGTATGTGCCAACTGCCACCATCTCCGGTCATTCTTCCAAAGATATCCATACAATACAAAAGATTACCACGCTTAAAGTTGTCACATCTTACGTCAATATTCTCTATGCCCTGTTCTTTGAGTGATGGTACGAGAAATTCTTCTACATACCACAATCTCTTAGGGCAAGCGTGAATTACATAATTACTCATTACAATACTCCATTCTTCTTATCCGATGGTAATACAATCTACTCCATCCATGTTGTAAATTCCAATCCAAACTCCACGTCTCTTAACAACAAACAGCCTATCAATATACTGATAGTCATCCCAGATCCTGGACGGGATCTCATCAACGTTACCATCTTTAAAGAATACCTTAATAGTTGCCTTATTCATAATTCTCATATGTTCTTTTTTCTTCATTATTTTCCTCCTATTAAACATCTAGCGGATACATCCTTGTTAATATCTTTGGTGCAGCTCGACTTAATAAAACATCTCTATCTATGCCCTGCTGATAATAAACTCGATCAAATCTGCATCCTCTAACATTATTATCTACCGGATAAAAATAAATACATATCTTTATATGCTTGTCAGCAAAGCATATTTCATTTTTATTGAAATACTTAAGAGTCTCACACTTTAAAGCATCGGCTCTAATTTTCTCATAAACATCGTCTTTCCAACCTTTATCTAAATAAAAAATGCCAATCTTTGTCGAAGTTATAATATCTAATAACATTGTTATTTCCTCATTTATACAATCCATAATTATATCTTAGTTGCCAAACCAACGGAGACCAGATTGCAGCGTTTCCACTGTGGAATACTTCGAAATCTGAATACTTAAAAGTTATTTCTTCCGGCTCTTCATCTACTACTTCATATCCAGCAACCAACTTATTCGGATTGCTAAAGTCTTTTCTTAATATTTTATTAACCATATTATTTTCACGGGGTTTAAAACAATCATGAACCTCTCTCGAATCTACTTTGCATTTCCATTTACTACAATAATCATAATACCATTCATAATATCTGCAATTATCACAATTCATCATTTTCTTAAATCCATTCCAACTCGCCAATCAATCGCTTCTGGATCTGACGTTTAACACCATCACTTAGCGTGTCGAAATCTAACTTAAACCTCTCGCACATCTTATCATTAGAAACTCTATAGTATCCATCACTACATTCCCAGCCATTACGATACTCACAATATTCACATCGTTCCATCATTATGGACTCCTCTTATTAACTTATTACCACAAATCTTCAGATGTTAGAACACAACCTCGCATTTTAATCCCCATTTCTTTGGCGATTTCTGTAGCAGTTTCTCGGTCTACAAATTCTGCGGTCCAACTTTCTCCGATTATAAATCCATCCACATGACATTTCTTATACTGCTCTGTTTCTCCAGCATCATGAATTGCTTTAATAATTTCATGATGTCTTTTGCCTCGTCTTTCTGTCCAGATGTCTTCACCTGTCTTGTATCTAATCGCTGCACATTTAAAATATCTCATAATTATTTCCTTCAGGATTACTCCTCATTCATTCTTTTTTACTCATTAAATCATTTTTCTATTCCATTTTCATTAGATACTTCCAACTGATACAACGTTTCAGTTTCTGGATCAATCTGTGAATGAAATGTTACATTAAGATCACAGCTTCTGTTCCCAACAATTTTAGCAATTTTATTACCCCTTGAATTACAGGCATAATAATAATCGTCATTTACTTCAATTGTCTGTAATTCCGGTCTAGCCAATGTAGTAATTATTCCATATGGCGTTCTAAACTTTACATAGTATGGTACATTCTCACTCATATCAAATGCAGTGAAATCAAAGTACCATGTGCCGCAAAATTCACACTTGCATTTATAAGGTTCAAATGGTGCGCCACAATTTGGACAGCTCTTCATATCTAATATCTCCCATTCATAATTATCTCACCTTAGGTTTATCAACCACCTCATAAATAATATCACCATTAGAAAGGCTGCCAATTTGTCTTACATCAAATCCAAGTATCTTAAAAGGATTTGTAATTGTCTCTCTATTAACTCCTATAGGAATTCTAATCTCACACATAAGTTCTTTGTTAAGATTCACATCATTAATTTCTACCATAGCTTCTCCTTCATTAAATTGTTCGCCATTCTTACATGATTGTTTAAATAATTTATATCCTTCGCATCCATGCACTCGGCATAATCCACACCATTCGCTGCCAACAGTAACACCAGTATTCCCACATCTTGCTACCATTACATTCTCCAATTAAACTTAGCTTTTAAGATATCGTCTATTTGTGTTCTCCAGAAAAACACGATCAGTATTCCAATCATTAATAAACATGTCGCTCATTAATTTTTCTTCTACATCAATGAAGTATTGAATCTGATGCTCAAAGAAATATATTCCAGCTTCTTCTGATTCAAATTCTTCTTCGGATTCCCAGTAGAATGCCCTCTGATTGGTGACAAAGAACGAATCTGTATCTGGGCAAAAGGCAATAATCCAAGTATCATGTGGTTGCATTGCATCTGGTGGCATCTCTCTATACATATTTTTTCCTCATCAAAGACTTCTTTCAGTTTCACACCAATCACGAAGTTTTTCTTCGCAATCAAGCCCATTGTCTTCTGTAATATTTTCATCATTACATGGATACGCTGGACAACCATCGCAGTTTAGTATCATCGAATCTATGAACTTATCCTGTGTTAAGCTATTTATATATTTTTCAAAATTTGTCATAGTGCCTCCAAGCGTTTATTTCATTTGCTAGATATCTTTATTAATCTATCATCACCAAGGTTCTCATCTGTTACGCCACCAAAGCGACAAATCCATAATAATCCCTGTAACATCCCAGCACGAGTATAACCATCTGTTTGATGTTCCTTTTCTTCTAAATATTTGTCAATGTAGTAATCTATTAGTTTATATATATCCATATTACTTCCCATAAAACTTATTTCTTTTTCAAAATATAGTAGTGGCATAAAGGCATCTGATAATCTACTGATCTACTTCCATCTTTCAATTGAAAGTCAAACCAATGCTTTCCCCAACTCCAGTGTTCTTCAACTCTTTCTGTCTCGAATATTCCCATTGGGGTATTGCCATTTTTAACTATTAGTATTTTCTTCATAAATATCACTTCAAAATTCCAATAAAACTTAGTTTTCATCAGATGCTTTTTTCATTACAATAAAATCGCATCCATCCATTGCATAATTTCCGTCAAGGCATAAATAAAACCCTTTATCTATGAGGGCTTCAACAACCTCTTTTGTCACTTTCCCGCTAACAGTCCTTATTTCGGCTATTTTTTCAAATTTAAACATTTTTACCTCTTTTCCGATAAAACCTCAATTTCATACCTCATCAAAATACTCCAGAAACTCCGGCCTATAATCTTCTAGTAATTGTTCAAAGATATAAGTCAACGGCTGTGCCCAAACAACATCATCAGCTTCATATGGTGCATCGTCCCATAATCTCCTGATGACAAACTTCGTAAATTTAATTGGATCTTTTACTTTACAAATGGGGTTCTCGCCATCAAAATTTGTCGGGGCTTCATCGAATAGCTTTACCAGGTCATCAACATCTATTCTTGCCACCAGCTGTAACGGATGACGTTGCTGCTCACCATGACCGTCTTCTCGTTCTATTGCGAATTTACAAATACCGTTCTCGTTATAACTCATATTTTTCTCCAATCAAATTCAGTTTTTCAACAAAATAGAAAAGGTAATATACCATGTTGTATATATTCATCAATAGTTCTCATGTTCAAATTATTATGAGTTTCAGTCTTCCCCAATATTAAAACAAAAGATCTATGATATGGATCAGACGCATTAACATTTTCATAGAATTTTTCCAATGCATCCTCTGATGGATTCTCTATGTAATAACCAGAACAATTATCATATGGATACCATTGCACGTATATTATACCATGCATAGCACACCAATCACGAAGTCCACTCATATTTCCTTCATCAATCTTCTTCATAAATTCTCCAATAAAATCTAATTTTCACTTCCAATCAGGATAGCAAACATCATTAAAGAAATTTTTGATATCTTTAAATTTATCTGGAATATCAGAAAATGCCAACCCGCGTCCCTCATCATATTCTTCTAAAGCAAGATCTATTACTTCAAGAGCATCATTAATTTTTCCTCTATTTCTTATCCACCACCAAGGATTTTTATTTATTTCTTCAGGATCGTACATATATTTTTTCTCCTATCAAAGACTTGTTTCATCTAATACATATATACTCCAAAAATCACCGTCATAATTATATGCAACACGATTCTTAAATCCGGCATTTGTTAATTCTTCCGATGTTCTTAAACATTGTTCTTTATTACTATAATATAATTTTAATCCAGGTTCTAACTGAATGCATCTTACATAATTAGGCATTGAAATCTTGTTTTATCCCCACCATAAGCCATGACCATTAGTATATTTTGAAGCTTCCCCCTCCGACATTACTTGGTTTTTATAAAAATACTTTTCCATATCAGGATGTCCGTCTTCGTCAATGGCCCATTTTAGCCACTGAATTATTTCACGTATTTCATTCTTACTATAAACAACGAACTTGGCATCCTCATCAAAATCATAATCGGCGGTATCTACAGTTGACCAGTTAGTAATACGTTCCGCATGATCACTATCCCAATTAAAACTTGGTTCCAGATCAAGCGTACCATTAAATCCATCACCATGGCTGCCTGTTATAATTTCAAATCCGTCAACACTATAACCATCAAATGATGAGAACACCGTGCCATTTGGCATCTTTGCTAATTCATTTCGATTAATTATCCTCATTATGTTTCTCCTCTATTTTTAATGCGTCAATTGCTTCCGATATAATTTGCCCAATACAGACTCTCATCATCCCATCAAGTGGGGTGTTTAAATTACTCAGTATGCATTTTGCAATTTCAAGGTCTTTTATCATATGTGCTTGATCCATGAGTTGTCCTCTCCTTTCAATAATCGCAAGCATCAGTTTCTGGATCCCACATCACACTCTCCATCAGCATATATTCCAATCAATACTACCATTGATAATCCCTTCGAGGATCCGCCCTTTCTGAGATAACTCATGCTTTAAGCAATCAATATCACGCTGCATTCTCTCGATAACTCGTTCCTTAACCCTCTTGGCTCCACGCCGAACAACATATTTTGCATGATTGGTGCCGCCAGAATCTAGTGGCACTCTCCATCTATCTTCTTCTGGATATTCAAGCCAGCTTTCATAATCATGTATATACCGAATATCATCCAAATCAAACAGATATTCAAATTTATCAAAATTCTCATCTGTAAGTTCTATTGGATAATCGTCACCTGTTGACCAGTAAGTATCATACATAGCATAGTGACCTTTATATTCTTTAACCTTAAACGTCCAGTTGCGACACCAGTAAGGATTATCTCGTTTATAGAATGGTAACCAACTCAATACGGGTTCGCATTTATAAATACCATTTACATGAAGTTTATCAATGTTGGATTGAGATAGCATATTCATTCCTCTTCATTTAATTATACATTTATAACATCATCCCACAGATAATCAATGAATGCATTTATAGCTTCATTATCGAATCTATTCTTATTAATAGTCTTAATAAAATCGCAGATAGCGAAATAAACCGTGGTCGAAAGAACTGCCCCATTCTTTTCATCATTGCCAATGATAGTTACTTCATCATTATTAGGGTATATCACATTAGTGCAAAACCCATAAGAGAATATTGTCTTTACTGGGAACCCCTGATACTCAAAAACTAACTCACAGAATTCGTCATCTTCATCTTTGCGGAAAATTACATCTGTACATTTATATCCATAATAATTCTTAATCATTTTGTAAACAGTTTTAAGTTCTTCTAATCCAGCCATTGGTTTTCTCCTTTTAATAATTTATATTGATTATACTTTTTTATCTACTTGTTGTCAATAGTAGTATAAAAGTATTTAATCAATACACCACGTTTACTTCTAGGCCATACTGTTTTGCTAGTTTAATCATATTGTTAGTTCCCCTACTCTCTCCAATTGGGAACGCAATCAAAATCCCTCGATCAGCCTCTGCTGCATATTTAGCCATCTGTTCATTGCGGATTGGTCCGGCAGCTTTCCCGTATTTATTCCATTCGGCGGGGAATGTCTTGAGCGGATAATTATATTCTTTAGCAAATCTTTCGCCAAGAGCATCAGCACCAGAAGCATGACCACTAACAATCTCTATTGGATCTATGGTATTGATAAAATGAATTCCAAGGTTGTCCAATTCTGTTAACATCTTATGATAATCATTAAACTGTCTGCTCCCCGCAATTATTACTCTTGTCATTTTACAACACTCCATTTATATCCTGGTGGAACTATTGTCCACATCTCTTTACCATCTTCTGCCACTTTCCCAATATTTTCCAATAAGCTAACCGCCATATCCAAATCAAAATGTTCATCGTCGCAAGTTAGTTGATACATGTTGTGAGTAGTTCTAAACCTTCTTCTTTTAAGCAAAAATCCTTCAACACTCATATCAATCCTCATTTACTCAAACCAATACTTATCAATATATATTGGTTCATCATAATATCTTGTTTTTCTCGCTCCACAATGTGGGCAGTAGTTATATAACTTCTCAGGTGATGGGACTGTTGGGATACTAGAATTTTCGTATTTTGGCTTATCACATCCATAATGAAATCCGCAACTGCATTTAGCATAGAACGCTCCGTCACCTTTATATTTTACAAATTGCCAATGATGGTCAATTGATCGGCCTTTTCTTCTCTTACTCATAAAACACTTCTTTCAATCCATACATTCCCAATATTTTCTGTGAGTTAGGATTTACACCCAACATACTTTCACGGTATCTCATCCGGCTGATAAAAATCCAATTTCAACTCTTTGGCTCTTTCAAGATATTCTTCTGGACAGTCTGTACTAATTCCGACACATACTGGACTATATGCTTGTTCAACGAAATATGTACATCTAGGACAATGATAATGTCGCTCGATTATTCCGAACCCCAATTCAGAATAAGTAGTATATTCATTGCGCGTTCCGCAGACGGGACAATTTATATATTCATACATTATATTCAACCTCTATATACGGAATATAATCATCTGGAAATGGATCTCCTGGCAATCTTTTCTTTAGTTTCATAGTAACAGAAACATCTTCTGGTAATTCAATATTTCTTTTAGATAAATACTCTTGTACTGCGACAAACATTTCTTTATTGTCTAAGATTATTTTATTGTTCATTCTCACAATCCTTCAATACAACTTGTATTACTCTTATTTATTGGTTAATCTACATAAATATGAAACTTCTTGGCAACCTTGTCTATTACTTCGGAATCCATCGGTTTAAATCCAATACAAGTCAATGTTCTACCAACACCATATTCATCAACTTCTTCCGGCTCAAGCTCTGTAAGGCAGTTATCTTTGATTAAAAAATAATCTTTCCCCTCCACCAAGCCTATTTCATTAGCTAGGATAATTGCTTTCTCTAGTTGACCCTTATTCTTGGCCTGTAACACAACCTTAGTATAAATGCCATTCAGCCAGTTATCTAAGATATCCTTGTCAAACCAAGCGTCAATATGACCATCTTGGTCAGCATTATCTCTTACAAACCATGATAAGAACGACATTGAAGCATGTGCAACTTGCGCAGCCATCTTGCCGTGGCCCATATTTAAGTCTTTACGAACTATGATTATTTGTTTATACATTACTTTTTTCCTATGATTATATACTTATCTGGTTCATTACATATCTTATCAGAGTCTTCTTTGTTCATTGGAGCGACATTATAAATCGTAAGCCAACTGATTATATTGTTAAAAACCAATTTTGCATCTTTAGTCGTGTCTGCCCAGACATAATATTTGGGCTTCTTTGGATTCTTCGGTCGATAATCTGCTTCGATTTCATATAAACGCATTCAATGATCCTCATTAAATAGTCTTCTTATGCGGTAGTTGCTTCATCCTTGGACATGGTTACCTTTCGGAGCTAATCCTAACCCACCGCTTAAATGATTAGTTTTTAAATCATGAGTTCATTTCCTCAATCGCATACCATCTCAGGCATAAAAAGTTATTTATTAACTAAATTTTCCAACTCCGTAGTCTGGATCTTTCATCATTTGATACTCTCTCCATGTTTGTTTATCAACTTTAATCCATCCATCTTCGATACCCGTAGTTAGATATTGTCGGTATTGAGAGTTTATACATCCAGTAGTTTTGCAATATCCATCTTTGGTTTTATTATCACAGTTGTTTAGACATTTACCTATCATTTATTTACCATTAAATTATCTTTTTATTAGAATGAATGATCTACCGTTTCAATCTCGTATAATTTATTATCAACTGATTCAATAGATATTAACGGGTCATCAAACTTTAATCTGAATATATGAAATCTTACATCTTGCTCTTTGCCGTTTTTATCTGCAACCACAGTATTAAACCAGAGCTGCCCAGTACCATCGCCATTTGATTTCCACTCTATATTTCTTGCGTTATAAATTGGTATTCCACCTAGCGAAAAATCCATTTTATTCTCTCCTATCAAAAACTCATTAATAATCCACTATCTGAATTTCTTAAACGCTCTCATTATATTTTGAATGTGATACTCCATACCTATGTCTTTAGAAACTTGTGTATTAACAAAAATCTTACTATTTGTTGCCAATTCGGTCTGAATTAACACATCCTGTTTGCGTCTATAGCCATCTTCGACACTGATAATAATTCTGTCTTCCCAATCAGATGGGAATCTCATCTGCATTCTCAAAATATTGCGTCCAAGTTCATACATACAAATCGGCTGATCACTATCCCCAGATGAAAAATAAATTGAAAAAATATTGCACTTTTCAATCATATCAAACTCCCATAATATTTGCTGTATTGCCGCGAGTTTATCATGAATTGGAAAATTTTCACGACGTGGATTAAATAATACAAGTGAATCACTAATTACACTATAGTCATCTTTTATAGTTTTAATTACCCGTGACTGCCAATCAGGACAATTCGTAATACCACCAGCCAGAAACACTGAAATATCTTTATCATGTGGCTCATAATACTCCGGTGCAGTTATAACTTTCATTCGTCCTCCCATCTGAACAAGTTCGGAAACATGCCCTTTAGTTCATCCTCTGTGAGTGTCTTGTCTACATCTACTGCATAATAGATCCACCAATCAACTTCGTCCCAAGCCTGTCCATCCAGAGGCCCATTGTGAATTTCTTCTTGTTCCATATGGGTAAAGAAATCAATATATTCTTGTTTTGTATGTTTCATTCTGTCTCCTAGCTGTAATACATACTCCTGTTTTCATCACGGTTTTTTCATCCCGCAAAGTCCAAACCATCCAACAGGAGCAATTATATCTCCGTTCACAAACTTATTTTATTTGTTCAATCTCGGACACCAATCAGGACGATGCTTTCTATAAAGATGAATTGGTTCATAATCTTTAGCTATACAATATGATTCGTCCGACATCTCATTAAAATCATAAAATTCACACTGCTTACAAACAGGTCTTGACCAAACAAGACTCATTGTGGCAAGTTCTTTAACTTTTCTTAATGCAAGAGATATTTCTTCTGTGGTTGCTGTATTATAATTATTCATCTTTACCTCCCATATTCTATGAACTCATCCATGCCTTTAAATTTAACTCTTATTTTTGTGGGAACACCCTCTTTGATGGAGTTCATAGATTTATAAACTCCAACTATTGTCGCGGTTTCTAACAGCTTATGATTCTTTTCACATTGAATAGCTTTTTCTTTACTGGCATAATCGGTTTTGCAAATATCACAAGTATATAATTTTTTCTCGGTCATAGGTTTTCCTCCAACCAAAAACTCTATTTATATCTCCTTTACTTCGGCAACTCTATCATAATCTTTCTTCTTTCCAAACCTGAACCTGGGTTTTCTTAAATAAGTTAGCGGACTATTTTTTGTTTGCAATATTTCGTGGCATGTTTTTAGTTGTTGTTCTTTTATGTGATTTGATAACTCTTCCATAGCAAGTTGTACTTCTAATGATTTTTGCACTTGTTTAAGCTGTTCATATTGATGACTTAATATTTGATTATAATCCAGAGATATATTATCAAACACTGTTCCGCAGTATTCACACTTTCCGCCAACAACTTGAGCGCCACAATTTGGGCAAGTATTCATATTCACTCCTCCCATCAAAAACTCATTCTATTGAATTCTTACCTGTTTTATCTCAAGTTCGCAGTCACCATGTAATTCCCTCATTTTGAATCCCTCGGCTATTGAAAATCCGATATTTACAAGGGTTAAAATTGTGCCATCTTCGAACTTATAAATGTAATACACAGTCTCCATTTTTTGCCCTCATCAAAACTTATTGTATAATTTTGGGGTTCATTATCAATATAGAATCGCAATCCCATCCATAAAGTCTAAAGTATAGGCTGTCTAAATAATCATCTACAACTTCATCAGACAGATGTAATTCAATAGCGTCATACTTTTTCATAGCTTTCTCAAAATCAATGCAATACCAAGTGCTCTTAAATAATCCATTCCATTCCGGCAGCTTTTCGAGATCCTTTACGGATTTAATATGGCAAACTCTTGCATCGTCGCTAAGACTAAATTCGAAATTGGAATCTAATTTATCTAGCCAAAATTCTTCAGAAGTACACCACTGTTTCCAGCCCATTTTAGCGTCAATTGGAGAGGCCCACATACCACCAATCGGTTTTACTGCTCCACATTCCTGATTTTTAATTGGCTGGAACTTATCTGGTTGAAATGATGGTGATCCATAATGAATGTATTTTGTCATCGTTTATACTCCATAAAGCTCATTTCATCATCTTCTATATTCTATCAAATCCCTATATTACTTAATACTATTAAATCTTTCTATACTTAACGCCATTTCTGTCAATTTAAGCAAAGAAACAAGATGATTCACATGACTTTGGTATGTCTTGTCATCACTAAAATTTTTTAGATAATCGATAGAATCTACCGCAGTTACCACCAGTTCTCTGCGCAATACTTCAGTCATATTAATCGGTTCCGCTAATGACATGTTTTTTCAACTCCAGTTTATCTATACCATCATTTATTAATAAACAGCATTTTACTATTTTATATATTGTTCTGATATTTAATCCTTTGTAGCTTTGCCATGGGTAGATATAAATTTTATCCGTACTTAGCATTTTTCTTAGTATTTCTTTCTGGTACGCAAGAAGCTTAATCCCAAGGTAATCTTCAATGAATTCTATCGGGTCAATACCCTGTATACTTGTTATCATCTCAACTCAACCATCATCAAAATTGTATCCATATACGCCAACAACGACACATTGTACCAGCTTTTATTAAAAATCTATCTTCGCCACTATTCTCATATCCTGGCATGTTATAGACTAATACTGTCTCGCAACTCGTCCAGTCGTAAACAGATCTTGGAATCTTTATTTTTTGTGTACATCTATCAATAACATAAACAGAATTATTCCATATATCTTCGCTCGTTTCAAAATCCTGTATCTTTGCGGAATCTCCAAACATAATATCTCCTATAAAAACTCGTTTCATAACCATATACGAACAAGTTTTTTCATTTTCTTGGTAAATAGTTTCATTTCATTATATGTTAATCCAACGCAGCTATTTCCAATTAATTTGTTATCAAAAAGACTAGGGCAATAACTTTGAAGAATATGTTTCCCCGATTTTTTATGTAGGATTGCTACCGTTTGTTCATATCCGTCTACTTCATCAGACCCTTGCCATCTCTTGTAGATTATTCCGTATTTATCATTCTTGATAATTCTAAAACCTAAGTCTTCAATTTTTTGATCTATCGTTTTAAACACACTTCTGCTCCTATGAAAGAATCGTTTCATTGGATTTTTATCCAAATCTCGTATGTAAATCTATCGGCTTCAAGATTGCATACAAGCTTTAAAAACCCAGTATTTTCAAGCATTTTTCGTATATCATTCGCATGATGTTGTTGAATTATCTCAATTTCGCAGAGTTTTACAAAATTATCCATTTTTTATACCCAATGAAAGTATCATTTCATTTGAATTAGTCTTCCGATTTTTTATAAACTTCTATTTCAATCTCAAAGAACCCTCCGGGGCCAGTTGTCACCATAACCCCTTTATTTTCAAGCATTTCAAGCACCCAATCTGTTAATTCTCCAAATGTTGTAGTGATTGTTCCGATTTTTTCGTATCCTTCATAGTTTTCTGCCATTTTTGCCCTCAATAAAAGTGCTGTTTTATTCAATATTAATTTCTTCAATACACCGAGATTGGTCTATTAAATTCCCATATTTATTTTTTGCGTCTTCTAGTTGTTCATTTGAAAATTTATAAAAGCTACGAATATACCAAACATGATGTTTGTCTTCATTCTCAAATACATATTCATAAATTTTATGACTGCGTATAACCATCAAATACCCCTTTCATTAATAATCTGTTAGGATTGCTATACCACCATCATTAAAATATACTTCTTCAATATCAGTTATATCGCAATCATAATAATGCTTAATTTTCATATATGCTTGCGCTCTGCTTGAAGCATATGTTATTGCCACATCGTCGGTATATTCATGATCTACCATGGCATTTGGTTTTCTATAAACAAATAATTTTTGATTATCCATATTAATAGGTTTCCCACTTAAATCATAATATTCAGCTTTTGGTCTGATAACTCTTATATAATAGTC